GACTCATGCTGCGAAATAAAGTCATCATGATGTTTCATATCAGGACCAGACATTGGTTCCATTTTTTCTTTAACCATTTTCATAATAATTCCTTAACAGTATTTAGTTTTGGTTTTACCACGTTGAGCAACACCATCAGCACGGCTAGAAGTCATGCCACCTGATGCCATCTTTTTAATTTTGCCACCTTTTTTCATGCCACCCATCATGCCCATTGAAGGACCTGAATCACCAAGGTTTGTACCTTTAGTCATGCCACGCTTTTGAACAGCACTTTGACCAAACTTTGTAAGTTTGTTTGAACCGGCTTCAATGTCTTTAGCCATTGTGCGTGGACCCATTGATTCTTTCATAGCCATGCCACCTTTTTTAAGAGCAAGTTTAGTACCTTTGCCGCCTTTATGTTCTTGAGCGTCATGTTCTTTAAAAGCTTTTTTTATCATGGCTTTGTCTTGAGCCTTGTCCATTTTCATATCTTCTTTCATATCACTTTTCATAGTGCCACCTTCTTTAAATTTACGGCCTTTGTCGGCCTCGTTGAAGTCTTTACCAACCGATTGAGGTACACCAACCTTCTTAGCAAACGCAGGATTATGAGCAATTGCTGCCATAAAGTTGTGCTGTTTTTTAGACGTGCTTGGCATTATTTACCCCAATTATTTCCAATGCGTTTTAAAAAACTCAAGCATAAGGTATCCGATACCGCAGAGCGCAGCCCATGCCAAACCACCAAGGCTTTTCTCAATAATGGCTTTACGATATTCAGATTTTTTAGCTTCATTTTGAATCGCCAAACGAACCCATTTAACTTCTTCGTTAGAAAGCGTATTTTCTTCTGAAGCTTGCTTAATAACATCTTTTAACAACGCTATTAGTTCTTCTTTTGTGATGTCTTCAATAGCCATTTAACACTTCCAGCGTTTGAGGCTTGCAGCTTTACGTGTTGGGCGACCCTTTTCATCTTTCATTGGACCGGGCATACCAGACATACGAGCGCAAAATGATTTTTTACGAGGACCGCCTTCAGGCTGTGGAGCTTTCAGATGCGACCCAGTTGCAGCGTTGTACTTAGCACGGCCTTTGGCGGTTAAACCCGCCCCCTGCTTGACCGGCAGCTTTTCACCGCGACCAACAGCAAGAGAGGGGGTCTTCTTAGCCATAGCAAATTGTGCAAGAGTTTGCATTAGTCAGCGAAGCATAAATACCGTTGTAAGCAAGTATTCCTTCACCGGGAAGCAAAACAGGAACAGCAATTACGTTAGCACCAAAATCAAATTGCCACAAAACGTTGCCTGAAGCCGCTGAAGCATTGTCATACAAAATAATAGTTCCAGCAGTGCCATTGCTATTGAATGTAATCTGCTTAAGCCGACAACGTGCTGCGACTAAAATAGCCGAAGTATTTGTATGTGCGGACTTAACATCGTATTGCATTGTCATAATTGATCTCCTAAATCAAAAAATGGGGCCGAAGCCCCGCGATCAATTAGTCAAAGTTACCGTATGGGTACGTTGTCAAGTTACCAATGTTGTTATCAGGCTGGCTGTATTGCAACGTAAAGTTGTAACGACCTGTAATTGCAGTAGCGCTTAACAGAGCAGTGCCAACAATCGCAACGGTTACAACAACTTGAGACACGTTAGGCTGAGTGCCGCCTGTGTAAATATCAGTTGATGTTGCTGTTTGATTAGTGATCTGCGTACCAGTAAACGTAGCCAATGCTTGGCGACCCACGGCAGAGATAGCGCCCGTAGCAAAATAGTTTGGCGTACCAGCGGCGGCGGTGTAGTTGTTTGATACATACACAGTCTGTGAAGTCACAGCGGCAGTACCACCACTTACGGCGTATAAAGCTGCTACGTCAACAAAAATGTTGTCGAGATCACAACCAACTGGCAAATAAAACACAGCACCACGATAAATATTGGTGTTGGTATCAGCAGGGATTGTCTGGGCTACAGCAGGATATGTTGTTGAGGATGGCTGATAAACAACCGCATTAAGGTTTGGGATTCCGTTTGAATTTACAAATTGACCTGAAAAACCAGAATAAGTGCTGGTTCCTACGGTTGTGTTTGAAAAATCAAGATCAACGTTGTTGACTAGCTGCGAATAACCTACGTTACGCAATGGACCAAAACGAACGTCGCCCGACAAAATCGGACCGTCAAATGTACTACGTGCCATGATAATTCCTTATGCAAAAGTAACCTTACCAATCGTTGCATCGTCTGCTGGGGCAGTAGCGATAAGGTTAAACACCCAGATGCGATAAATAATACACCATTTTTAATGTATTGCAACAGATTTATAAATAAAAAACCCCGCCTTTTGAGCGGGGTCAAACCAAGTGAGGTTTAGTTTAGTACGAAGCGTAGATGCCGAGAGGATCAGACCAACCAAACGAGTAACGCTCGCGTGATTTGTAACGCACGTTACCGGTATCAAAGTCGCCATCCATGCTGTTTTGCAAGGGTGTACGCTCAAACATCTTCAAGCCGTTAGGCACATCAGTGGTTAAGAACCATGCGTTAGTTGCGGTCAAGAAGTGGTTAATGGTGTAACCCTCTGGAACCGAACCGTTGTTCTTAATGGCGTTGATGTCATTGTTGTTTGTACCAACACGCAGTTCAGTGTCAAGCAAACGAGTTGCAACGAACTGAAGTGCAGGAGGAACAATCAACTTCTTGGGCTTAGCAGCAATCAGCAAACCACGCTCATCAGTCCATGCAGCGATTTGAATAACAGCGTTTTCAAGTGCTGTTTCGTTCAAGTCTGCTGGGGTTGTTGGGGTGTTGCCGTTAGTGCCGCCGTTGACTAAGGGGTGGGCTGTATTAAACAAAGAAACGCCGTCACCACCAACATACTGAGCAGAGAAACCGTTGTTCAAAACAGCGGCAGCTTTAACCTGCTTGGTATAAGCCATAGCGCGGGCAAGACCTTTGGTATAACGAGCCGACAGTGAGTCGTACAAGTTATCTTCAATTGCCTCTTCCGTTAGGGAAAACCCTAATGCGATGGTTTCGTGGTTGTAACGTGCTGTCCAAGCTTCTTGTGCATTGTCATAAGCGATGGCAGAACCCTCGTTTTTAACAGGTGCAGCAGAAAAACCAGACAGTTTTGTTTCTTCTTCAAAAGAACGCTCAGAGGTTTCAATTTCATAAATCTCTTTGTGTTCTTCGCCATAACGAGCATACTCCAAGCCGAACAATGCGTTCAAACCGGGAAGAAGCTCTTTAAGTAGCTGTGCGCGTGAAATAGCCATTATTAGCTCCTAATTAAGCGGTTTGAGTAGCTGTGCTGTTGTAATACTCATGTACGCCTTGGTTCCACTTGAGCAGAACTTCTGGATACTGGGTAAACACCAACGTTGAGCTTGCTGGGATTGTTGCAGCGGTTGCAGCTACACCACCGGCGTTCATAGTGCCGTACTGAGCATTGAGAACAACAGAGGTAGCACCTGCCGATGCAGCAGTGCTGACATACGAGCCTGTACCAACGTACTGACCGTTAGATGCCAAGAACCCAACTTCAGTGCCAACTGGCAAAGCGTTTGGTAAAGCACTAGTGGTAAGAGTCGTAGTACCGCTTGAGTATGTTGCTGTGCCAAGGTTAACGTAAGTATCGCGAACGATATCAACGATGCGCCAAGGAAGAGCAGCAGTCGTAGCAGCAGAGGTAGACAACACGGCGTTGTACGAATCACCAGTGTTTGAATTACCTGCCAAGTCAGAAGCAGCAATGTTCAAACCAATCATGGCTGTAGCAACTGAACCGATAGTCGAGCCACCTTGTGCAGTCACAACAGCAGACTTAAACACAGTGTCAGGATCATCAGTAACGATAGCAACAGCATCACCAGCCAGAGTCGATGCAGGCCAGAATTGGCTGTAACGTTTCTGTTTAGTAACTGGATCGGTAAAAGAACAACCCAAGAAAATACCAGTCAAACCATAGCCAGTAGCGCCAGTCGAAGCTGAGCCACCAGTGGTTAAAGTGATACGTGTAACAAAACCGCGAGTAATCGCGACCACATCGCCGTAAAAAATGTTAGTGCCATAACCATACTGAATAGGTAGGTTACGTGTCGAGCCTGAAAAGACTTGACCACCAACAAGATTTAACGGCTTGAATCCATAAGGACCCGGAACAATTGGATAAGCCATTTAAAACTCCATAAAAGTTAAGAACCCTTGCCAAAACTTGTAGAAGACCTGCTTTCTTTAAAGATCGGCATACGGGCATCGCTTTGACGCATAAGGGTATTATCTACAGCTTCCATTTGAGATTTGGTAATCTTGTCGAAATATGCTTTCTCTTGCTGACCAAATTCAACTGGGCGCTTGCAAAGCAACAAACCACCAATTTCAATATTGTCTTTATACCGACTATTTGGGTCGGATAACATTTGAAACTTAGGCTGTTCGCTAGTTAGTACTGGTTCCCAGCCTTCTCTCTGTGATGCAGAAATATTGCGTGGGTCTGCAACGTTTAACATTGAAACTCGTTTCCACTTATATTCAAATCCGGGTTCTTTATCCGGCTCTGGTAAAAGCTCTGCGGGCATCCACTGCTGAGGACGCTGTTGAACTGC